GATATACGAAATCTATTAAGTAAATTTGGACTTACTATTTTTAAAGTATCTTATAATGCCGTAAATGGTGGAAGTATACGAATATTTGCTGGTAAGAATGATTATGCATTATTACAAACAACTGATAGTGTTTATAAATTTTTACTTGAAGAGGAGGGTTATCTAAGTAGTCCAGAAGGTTCTATAGAAGCATTTTATAATAGAGTTCAAAATATCAAAAAGATTGTTTTGGAATTTTTGATTAGAAGTGAGAATGGTGGACTTAGAATATTTGGATTAGGAGCATCAACAAAAGGGAATACTTTACTTCAATACTTTGGGATAAATAAAAATTTACTCAAAGTAATTGCAGAAATAAATCCAGATAAGTTTGGTAAAGTAACTATAGGAACAGAAATTCCTATCATATCAGAAGATGAGGCTTTTGATGAATATCCAGATATATACTTTATTCTTCCGTGGCACTTTGTGGAGAATATTGTAATGAAAAATCCAAAATATTTAGAGGATGGGGGAGCATTTGTTGTTCCACTTCCAGAACCTAGGATTTATTATTATGCAGGAGGAGCATTGATATGGATACTTTTGGAAAAAGTATTACCATAGAAAAACTTAGTGAAAATAATATAATGACTTTATATTATTTATTTCAAAGAAATGATTTTCAAAGTGAAAACTTTTATCCACATCCTTTTACTTTGGATTATCTATCTTATGCAATAAAAAGTAAAGATGCATATTTTATTATGACCTGGAATCAAACAGCAGTAGCCTATGGACTACTTAGGGGTTGGGAAGAGGGATATGATATACCAAGTTTGGGTGTAACTGTAGATAAAAACTATAGACGTTTGGGCTTAGGTAAGTTTATGTGTAGATTTTTACATGCCTATGCTGAGTTCAGAGGTTGTAAAGCAGTAAGAGTAAGAGTATATAAGACTAATGAAGTAGCTAAATCTTTGTATGATGAACTAGGATATAAATTTCATGTAGATGTGGACAATCCACATCTTTGGGAAGGGATAATAATACTATGAGAATACCGTTTTCTAAACCCTATTTGTTTGGTAGTGAAAGAAAGTATGTAATTGATGCCATAAATTCTACTTGGATTTCTGGTGGTAAATATATAGAAAATTTAGAACAGGGGTTCAACAACCTTTTTAGTGGCTTTACCAGTTTAGTAAGTAATGGTACGGCTGCATTACACTTAGCATATTTAGCAGGAGATTTGGGTAGTGGGGATAAAGTAATTATACCTGGATTTGGATTTCAAGCTGCTGCTAATGTAGCACTACAATTGGGGATAGACCCTATTTTCGTAGATGTGGACTTAGATACTTTTCTTATGTCCCCAGAGAAATTAGAGGTGGCAATATTAAAGAACTTGCCTAAAAATTTAGGTATGACCGCAATTGTAGTCATACATAGTTATGGATATACCTGTGATATGGATGCTATTATGGCTTTAGCCAATCGTTATGATTGTCTGCTTATAGAAGATTGTGCTGAATCTATCTTCTCTATGTATAATAATAATTATTGTGGAACTTTTGGTACTATGGGTACATATAGTTTTCAAGCTACTAAAACCATAACCACTGGAGAAGGTGGAGCAATTTTTGCAGACTCTGAATATCTGAATGATTATATAAAATTATATAGAAGTCATGGACTAGCAACGAGAGGTACTTATGACCACATTGTACCTGGACATAACTTTAGAATGACAAATATGCAGGCAGCCTTTGGTTTAGCACAGTTTAAAAATTTGAATACAATATTATTAAAGAAACATGATATAGAATATAAATATATACAAAGATTATCAAACCAAGATGGTATTATTTTACACAAAGATGCTGATAATACCACAAGAAATAACTGTCTTTGGTCATTCCCTATTAGAATAGATAAAAAAGTTTATAAAGGGGGTAGAGATTTTGTAATAGCTGAACTATTAAATTCTGGGATAGAAACTAGACCTGGATTTGTTTCAGCATCCCACCTACCTTATTTATTTTCAGATGAATTACCAAACAGTGAAGTATTAGAAAATGAAATATTAGTTTTACCATCATATATAACCGATAACTTAACTTACGTAGATATTGTATGTGATGCATTATTGAAGTTGAGGTAACATTATGGATGTGACAAGAAAAAGTATAGGAATACTTATTGATGATCTGATAACTACAAGCCAGAAACTATTTTATTTACAGGAAGTTTATAATAAACCTGGAGTAACAAATGAAGAACTAGGCTCAATATTTACAAGAATTCAAGTATTGAATGTAAGAAGAAATGAATTAATTAATGCCATTGACAATTATCTAAATCCAACTATAGCATCTACAACTGAAAAGACTTACAAATGACATACTACGGACAATTTGACCCACCCACAGATAAAATAATAGAAGAATATTTTGATCCCTCAAAGTGGGGTATAGCAATTGAAGTCGGAGCAGCACATGGAATTGCTGCATCTAATACTCTACACTTTGAACAGATAGGTTGGAAATGTTTATGTATAGAACCAAATCCCAATCTATTTCTTCAACTTCAAAGAAGTAGAAGATATGTTCTAAATTGGGCAATTTCAGATTTTCATGCTGATAACATAGATTTCAATGTTTGTACTTTAGGAGAGTCAGAAGAAACTGCCATAAGTGCTCTGCGAATAGATCAAGAATTATTCAATATGCATAATGTTTCTAAAGTTTATACTATCAAAGTTAGTGTTAGAACTCTAGATGAATGTATTCAAAGTTTCTTTACTCCTATAGATTTTATATCCATAGATACAGAGGGAACTGAACTCGATGTTCTAAAGGGGCTTAGTATCAATAGGTACAAGCCAAAATTATTAGTAGTTGAGAATAATTTCAACAATCCAAACATAGAAGAGTATCTAAAACCCTTTGGGTATATGAAAGTACGAAGACATGTTATTAATGATTTTTATATGGTGCCACAATGAGTATAGAGGACGATGCTGCTGATTACCTTCTTAGTATATTCCCTCCAGATTTTAAAGGGATTTGTGTAGATGTAGGAGCATATAGTTCAGGAGATAGTAGTAATAGTTATCCCCTTGAACTAAAAGGTTGGGATGTATTTTGTGTAGAGCCTAATCCAAATTGTAGAGATAAACTGGTAAATAGAAAACATGTTTATCAGTTGGCAATAGGCTCAGAGAATAAAAATGGTGTAGATTTTTATGTATATAAGAATCATGGTGAACGCGAGGGAACAGGGTTTGTCATATATGAAGATAAATCGTTGAAAGAAATTATAAAAGTAGATATGGTAACTTTAAATTATCTATTAGAATCAATAGCAAAAGTTGACCATTTAGATATACTATCAACGGACACGGAAGGGTGGGAAATGGAAGTACTAAAGGGAATAAACTTAAGTAGGTGGAATGTTAAAGTTATCTGTATAGAAAATTGGTTTGATGATATAGAGCAGAATAATTATTTAATTAACCAGGGTTATAAAAAAATTAATCGAATAGCATTCAATAATTTTTGGGAACGATTATGAAAATAACTATTATTACAGCAGTAAGTAGACCTGAAAATTTAGAGCTAGTACATAAGTCTATATTTATAGGTACAGTATTTTCTAAAATAGAATATGAATGGTTTATTGTAGAAGATGGAAACTCTTTGGTAGGAAAAAAATTCCTCTCAAATATAAGATATCTCTCTTATCCCACGGGAGGTGTGTGTGGGCACCCACAAATAAATAAAGCATTGGATGAAATTGATTCTGGATATGTATATATTTTGGATGATGATAATATACTGCATAATAATCTTTTTGTGATGGCTCAAAAATTATTAGGAGATTCTAATAAAGCATTAATCTCTACACAAATCTATAAAAATGGTATTATAAGACTATCTCCAGAAGCTGATAATATAAAACGTTGTCACATTGATTCTGCCCAATTCCTTGTTCCAAGAGATATGATAGGAAATCTACGGTGGGAAAATCAAAAAGAAGCAGATGGTATATTCTTTAGTAAAATTTATAAAAAATATAAAGAGAGGTTTGTAATAACAGACGAGATACTTTGTTATTATAACTATTTAAGATGAAAGTAACATTTATAACCCCCTTATCAAGGCCTTATAATATAAAATTAATGCACCAATCTATAATAAATAGTGTTCTAAAAGATATGGACTGGGAATGGATTGTTGTTGAAGATGGAGATTCTTTAGCAGGAAGTGCTGTTTGTTTATATACAAAGTACATTTCATACCCAAAAGAAGGCAAAGGTTTATCTGGTAACCCACAAAGAAATATAGCTCTAGACCATGTAGATTGTGATAGATATGTTTATTTCTTGGATGATGATAACATAGTGCATCTAAATCTATTTCAACGAGCTAATACAATATTAGAAAACTCTAATAAAGCTCTAATCTGTTCTCAGCTTTTCAAAAATGGATATATTCGATTATCGCCAAGACCAGATATGATTGCACCTTGCCACATTGATACAGCTCAATTCTTAGTTCCAAGGGATATAATAGGTGATTTAAAGTGGGAGGATTGGAACTACTGCGCCGATGGAAAATTTTTTTCAGAACTCTATTCACAATACAAAGATAGATTTATACTCACTAATGAACCTCTCTGCTATTATAATTATCTGAGGTAATAAGTTATGCAATTAGCTTTACATGGAAGTATGGGGGACCACTTAATAATGACGGGTATCCCAGAAGCATTCTTTAATTTATATGGTGAGAAAACTTTTGTTATACATAGATATTCAGATGATTTCTGGAGAAATAATCCTTATATAACTAATAGTCCAATAGGAAAATTACATGAAATGCGGTTCAACTCTTCTTATCAAGACTATACAACCTATTATCCAGCCAGGGTATTTCGTGAGATTACAGGAACTTCAATAGATAAAAAATTAGTCCAACCAAATATATATATACCTAGAAGACCCATGCCACACCTCGTTGTCATGAATGACCAAGCGGGTTGGCCTTCTAGACGGGGGTATAGATATTGGAATGAGTTGGCGATAAGTTTAATCAAGAGTGGATTCTTAGTATATTACTTAAGAAATGATAATTTCTTAGATTGCTTAGGACATACTATGCCCAGATTAATTACTGCTTATGCTACAGCTCTTAATAACCTTAGTATACCTCAAACAATAGATATATTATCTCAAGCAATTGCTTATATTGGTTATGCAAGCGGAATGACTACCTTAGCAGCAGCTCTAAAAATACCAATAGTAACTTTGTATGCTAGTATTCCCCCTGAAAATGGGTTACATGATGTAACTGTTTATTATACAGATAACTGTGATCATTGCTGTGCCGATCAATGTAATAAATTGTGTTTAACACTCTTAGAAGACAAGTCAAACGAAATAGTTTCAAGGCTTTTAGAAGTAGACGGAAGGTAAATATGGAATTAAATTTATGTATACCAACATTAAATAGATATGACTTATTAGTAAATACTCTGCTAACTGCAGAAGCAGGAACATTAAAGCCAGATCATTATTATATAATTGATAATGGTATGAATATTAACTTTAATGCACTACCCATAGATTTTTCAAATAGAATTTATGTAGCCCAGGTAAAATATAATCTTGGTGTGGCTAGAAGTTGGAACTGGTTTATAGATAATGTCAAAGATAATATAATTTTGTGTAATGATGATATAGAGTTTTATGAAGATTCTCTAGAAATTTTGATGAGTGGTTATGACGAGAACTTTATACTCTATCCACATGAGGGAACAACATCATTTTCATGTATTCAAGTGCCTAGAAAAATAGTTAACGATGTTGGCTATTTTGATGAAACAATTTCACCATTCTATGCCTATTTTGAAGATAATGATTATCATTACAGGATGAAGTTAAAAGGATATGATATAAAGTCTGTCCCTGGTTGTAAAGTAAGACATGTTGGGAGTGCTACTTTTCAAAAGTTTACTCCTGTAGAACAAAAATTGCACCATATAAAATTTAATGAAGCTCGTTATAGATATTTAATGAAGTGGGGTGGAGAACCTGGAAAAGAAAAGTTTACTGTACCCTTTAATGGAAAAGTATAATGGCATTACAAGAAAAAATAACTCCTGAAGAGTGGCAGTTATATGAAATCCTTAAACATCCAGTTTTATTTGGTGAGTTTTATAGAAACATAGAAACACTGGCATATCAAACTAAAGAGTTTGAGTATACTAATTATCAAAAAGAATATCTGTGTGATTTTAGTCATTATGTATCCCTTTGTTGTGGTAGAGCAGTTGGTAAAACTGTAGCTTTAACAGATTATATTCTTTGGTTGATGATAAATAATTTCTTTCCCAATGAATATATCATGTATACAGTTCCGAATAAAGTTCATCTAGAACCTGTATTTACCAATCTAATAAAGTATTTGAGAAGTAATTTACTACTCAAGAACTTTGTGGAACCTAAACGGGGGATTAACTCATCCAGCTATACCATAACACTGTTGAATAATGCACAGTTATTATGTAGAATTGCTGGACAATCTGGAACAGGTGCCAATGTAATTGGTACTCACACACCAATTATTATCTTAGATGAGTCTGGATATTATCCTTGGGGAACATGGCTAGAGTTACAACCTGTTCTAAATACCTGGGAAGATGGCTTTAAACTGTGGGTATCGGGAGTTCCTACAGGTCTTAGAGAAAACTGTGTTATCTATTTGGCAGATGAAGTTATGGATGAGTTTTCTCATCATAGAACATCTGCTCATGAAAATCCAAGATATACTGAAGAAGATGAACAGAAGAATATAAAACAATATGGTGGGGTTGATAGTGAAGACTATATTCATATTGTTTTGGGAAGACATGGTTCTCCTACCTTTGCAGTATTTGATAGAAGATTAATGGCAATAGAAAGCTATGCAACCTATAAAATTAGTCTAAATGGAATAGATAATTCCTATGGGGACATTATAAATCGTATGGCACTCATCCCCCCTATTCCACCACATGATCTAACAATAATGGGAATTGACTTGGGGTATACAGAACCCACTTCAATTATGATACTTTATGAGAAAAATGGTATAATTAAAGAACATGCAAGAATTAATTTTTATAAGGTTGCATATCCAACTCAAGAGAAAATAATTGATTATCTAGATACTAAGTTTGGACAACCAGAAGTTATAGGAATAGATGTAGGTAATGAAAAGGGGTTAGCACAACACCTATTAGAAGATGAAGTCTATTTCCATAAAAATTATACTAAAAGACTATTTCCAGTTTCTTTTGGTGCTTGGTTAAATTTGGGGGAGAATTCAGAAGGTGAGGAAATAAAGGTAAAGATTAAACCCTATAGTGTAACCTTACTTCAAGAATATACTAACTCACATAAGATTATATATTCATCAACAGATGTGGAATTAGTAACAGAACTTGAAAGAATGACTTATACCAAGACACCTATTGGAGAGGTTATTTATAAAACACTTACTCCAAAGGGTGGTAAGCGTGGTGAAGACCACAATACAGCAGCTATGCTATGTGCTATGGTTGCTTATTATATGTTAATTGTAGGACAATTATTTTCTAAACCAGTAAAATTACTGGCAAAAAGTAGATGGGTGATAGGAAGTTAATTATGGATACTGATAATATACTAGCAAAAAAAGCTAAAGCTGCATTTTTTATGGCAGGCCCAAACTATAAAAATGATATTGGTGCGTGGGGACCTAACCAAGTAGATAAACTTTCATTTGAAAACCACGATACCTTTGTTAAAATTGTAAAGGATTGTAGATTTTTCTTTAGGCACGAACCTATCGCTACTACTGTGGTAACCAAAATGGTAGGTCTAGCCGTAAATGATATTATCATTCCACAGGGTAGTATGCAAAAAACTGATTATCAAATCTACGATGCAATAAGAAAAGATATTATAAAGTTCTTGAGAAAAGCAGCCATAGAGTTTTTAACTACTGGTTTGGTGGTACCAGAAATAACTTTGGAGACCCTAAATAGAAAACAACTTAGAGAAAAAGGTATTCAAAGATTAGATTCATTGTTATACCCAACTAAAATGTGGTTAAGAAACTCACAAGATATTGTAATAAAAAGACCTTTCATTACAGATGAAGAATCTTATTTTCTATTGATTCCTGATGGTGTTATATCATTCTTACAAAATAAGGGAACATATGATGATGGGTCTGTAGATAAAGAATTATATCTAACAATTGTTAAACTATATCCAGAATTTGTAAAACAGGTTTTAAGTGGGGAAACAAGAATTTTACTTGACAACCCACTGATTATAAAATCTACTATTTTATCTGATTCTCAATACCCAATTCCTTATTTATACCCAGGGTTAGAATCATATAAACATAAAAGAAATCTTAAGAGAATGGACTATTCTATTGCATCCAGAGTTATTAGTGCCATCTTGCACGTAACTGCTGGTAATGATGATTATCCTTTAACTGAAGATCAAGAAGATTTTCTGGATGACCTTGAGGCTAAATTTCACTGGAGAGAGGGCATTAGTACAGAAGATATAGAGAGAGTATTCACATTATTTACTAACCATACCGTAAATATAAAGTGGATATTTCCTGATGTTGAGGCATTACTAAATGATAATAAGTATGATGCAGTTAATAAAGATATAATTCTAGCTCTAGGATTTCCTAGAATATTAATTACGGGTGAAACGGAACGGTCATTTACTTCTGATCCAGAAATAGCTACACTTTCTCCAGAGAGCACAATGAATGTAATGAGAGATGAACTTGCTCCCATTGTATATAGAGTATTTTATGAAGTACATGAAAAAAATAATCTCAGGGGAGAATTGCCAGAAATAAAGTTCAAGCCTATCAATTTATTGGGATTGAGATTATTCCATGAAGGTTTAATTAAACTATATGATTCTGGTAACTTATCTAGAAAGTCATTTGCTGAGGCTTATGGATTTGATATCTCAGAAGAACTTAATGAGAAAGTAGATGAGAAAGAATTAATGAAAGAGTTAGGATTAGACCTACCAACACCAGGAGAACCACCACCTGTAGTACCAGGAACACCTGGAAAACCAGCACCCAAGAAGCCTGCACCCAAACCAAAAGCAGGTGCACCCCCTGGGAATGACAATGGTAAGCAATAAAAGAGGCAAAATATGATTAAAACAACGGTGTTTAATGTTTTTGAGGTAAAATTAATGATAGATAAGATGGAGATAGATGAGATGGCTGCTTCTGCTTCAATCTCTCTAAATCCAAACGTTGCTTGGATGAAGTTTTTGTTAACTGATGATGTCAAAAATGCCAATAGACAGAGAATTCCTAGAGAAGAATTTGCCAATGTTTTGAGAACAGGCTTATTCATGCCCTTAAAAATGGCATATGGGGATATATCTGAAGGGCACGATAATACATTTCCACTAGGTGTTATGACACACTTAAAAACAGAAGGAAATTCAATTCAAGCACTCGCGGCTTTGTGGGATAAAGAAAGACATGAAGATGTAGAATTCTTAAGAACTCGATACTCCGAGGGAAAAAGTATTGATATTTCTTGGGAAGTAACTTATACAGATGAAGATGTTGAAGAGGATGGTGTAAGTGCATTGAAAAATGTATCTATGAATGCTGCAACTATTGTTGGTATGCCAGCATACATGGGAAGAACACCTGCACTCGCTTTATCTTCTACGGAAGAAGGAGATTCAATGGATACGATTGAAAAATCTGAACATGAACGACTTCTGACTGAGCAGAAAGAACAGTTTGAAACTCAAATTGCTGAACTTCAAGCTAGTTTAGGTACTGTTCAAGCAGAACTAGACGCGTTAAAGCCTCAATATGAGGAACTATCCGCGTATAAACAAACAGTTGAAGAAGCTAAAGCAAAAACAGAAAAATTAGCTTCCATTAAACAAAAATTTGAAGATGCCCACCTGGAAATTACAGATGAATACTTTAGTGAAAGAGCAGAATCTTTTGCTGGTATGACTGATGAACAACTTGAGTTCTTTATTCAAGAACTTGTTGCAGCTTTCAAGCCGGTAGAAGAAGGTAATTCCTCAATAAGTATTACCTCAAAACATGTTCCTCCTATTCGTACACCAGAGGCTGAAACTATTACACCAAACGATATGGTAACATATCTAAGAAAGACCAACTAAGGAGCATAATAGCTATGGAAATCAACAAATATACAGATATTATAGGTGTTGTAGTAACATCAGACATTGTCGAAGGACGTATGGTATTGATAACAAACCAAAGTTCAAGCATTGACTTTGGAAGTAGAACCGATTTAATGGGTGTAAAACTTCCTGCCAATGGAACCGAGGCTCTTTTAGCCAGATACATTGTTACCTGGCCTGTAAGCAATGCCCAGGTCACAGACGAAGTTAAGATGGTAGTTCCAATGCCTGGATATAATTGGTCATTAAGACGCGGTGGATGGGACCAAGTAACCAACCTTCCATTCGCACCCACCGCAGTTTATTTAACCTATCCTGGAAATCAAAATGGGAGAACAATCCCTTCGGGTTACTTAGCATTAGCCTTTGACAGAGGTGTATTTACTGTACCTTCTGGTGGATTTACTTTCTCAGCACAAATTATGGCTGCTGGGGCACCACTTGAAGTACTAAATATTGCTGACGATACTACTGGCGAAGCTGGTAAATTGAACTACGCTGCAAATGGTACAATTGCTATCGTAGAACGGTTCAATTCTGATGACGGTTCCTTAACCTTCAGAACACTATAAACATAAAGGAGAGTACTATACTATGGCTGATGAAAAACAAGTTCAAGAAGCTATTGCAGCATTGATCAAAGACAAGAGTCAAAGAGATGCACTAGCAGATATTATCGTTGAATACGTTCAGCCCAACCATTTAACAGGTGAGTTTGTTCAAGGTCTTTTGAATACTAGAACTCTGAAACCAGGTGATAGCCTTGTAAAGAAAGTTAGAAAAGGCATCAGAGTTAGAACCTTGGTTCCTGGTGCAGTTCACTTAGCCAGTGAAATTACACAAGCAGAAAGAATCAATTTCGTGTTAGATGGTGCTGACGTAAAAGTTAC